TGAAAATCACAAGAGGCTATGGTATACTTTAACCGCCCCTTGTGGGTGTTGATTGAGTGTTCGTTTTGTCTGCCAAGAACCGACGAACACTCCTTTTTATTTGTCTTTCAATAGATTGATAGCGATTCTGATTGCTTCGTTGGATGTCACCTTATACTTATCACAATATGCATTAAGTATTTCCAGCGTTGCTTTATCCAAGCGAACGGTTTTTCTGTCCTGCTTAGGATTATCAGTTGAGCGGCCACCTTTATTTTTACGTTCCATACGCTCCTTTCTAGTTTTGTCTGCCAATACCCAATATCATTATATGTTATGGCTGACAAAACATCAAGGAGTTTTTTATATGACTTAGCCTCTCATTCAGTTTTCAAAGATCATCAAAAATTTTTTATGCTTTAAAATTGATTTTTTTAGATGGGTTTTCTTCTTCGCTCGTTTCTTTAGCTTTACTCTCAATATCTTTTGATCTAAAGTAACCACCACCTTGGACTGGCTTCCCCAGTTCCTCATACGCATAATCTGACGCAAATCGAATCATGGAAGCTGGAAAATCATTTAAAATTAAACCTTTAAATAACTTCACAAGCATCATGAAAATTTCTTCTTCCTTCGCTTTTGTTTCTACAGTGTAGCTGCTTCCGTCATAATGTACTTTTATGTATTTATTTACTTTCAAATTTATCTCCCTTCCGCCAGCTGCTCCATGAGCTGGACAATTTGCTCTGTATCCTCAGTCTCTGACCACAAGGACCGTTGCTGATCGACTGTAGTCAGGCCGTTGCTGTAGTAATCCGCCATGATCTCAAACATTCGTCTGAGGCCATCTGTTGCCGTCGAGTAACTGCAGTACCGGTCACCGCACCGGATGCCGGCTGGATTGTGATTATTGAGCCATGCCAATGAGCTGCCCCAGCCCGTTTCGAGCACAAACACCGCTGTCGCATAAACCGGACTGATCTGGTACTCCTCTGCCAGCTCCAGCAATGCTACCGGGACAACCCCGGAAGCCTTACCAGTTGGCTGCCACTCATGCCAGCTGATATCCATGTCAGCAGTGTAAGCCGGCGGCGTATCGGGCTGGTAGAGATCGATCACGGTCACCGTCTGCGGTGCAGGTGTCTCAGCCTCCGCGGCCGGCAGGTTGAGCGTCACCCCGGCAGTGATTGCGGCTGTGAGGACTACTAGGGCCGGGCGTCTAAGCCGATATTTTTTCATTTAATTCTCCCTCCCTTCACAAGCTTGATTGCTTGTGGTAAAATAGAGATGATCCTATAGCGATAGAATCATCTTGAATCCCCGACGCCGCCAAGCTATCAGGGGATTCTTTTTTTATTACCTTGATTTTGACTTTTAGATCATCTGTCGACATGATCTCGGCTAATGCGTTAATCAGTCGATCAATAGACACTTGATTGTTCATAGTTCACCAGCTTTCAGTACAGATTTGTGAGCATTTGCATTTAATGGTTACGCTTAGATATTTCCTCTAGCGTAATGTTTTTCATTCTTACAAACACGTCTTCCCAATCTCGGTCTAATTTCCTTAGGTAATGTATCCCGACAATGTTACTGATACATACCGATGTTATAAAAGATACAAGAAGCGCTACTGTCACAGTCACCACTCTCTCACCTCGCTTTCTAGTTCTTTGTTCATTCGCTCACGCTTCTTTCTATTAGAATGTTAAGATTATCTTTAGGTTTATCGCTTAGTGCAGTTAATTCCGAGTTGACTGCACTTTTTATTTTTTTAGCCATAAAATTTTTGTACTCTAAACTTTCTTTTGCGAAGCTTGAATTTATAATGCAAGTAATTCTGTGCAGCAGACACGGAAGCTCAATATCGATCAAATTATCTACGTCTTCGTTCACTTTAATATCACTCCTTTAAATAGTCTTTATCAAAAAACAATCGTTCCGCCTCGGTGATATTATCGAGCGGATGCAGGATTGAGCCTGGGAAACTCTTTTTTGCTTCGAGCTTGATCACGACCGAGTAAGTACGCCATCACTGCAAGCTCAAACACCTTCTGACCATCTTCCGGAAGCTTATTAACCATCTCGATTGCGGGCTTTCTAAGCTCTTTTTTATTTGTTTCTAACATTTTTCTTTCTCCTTTCCTTGACTCTGCATTCTTCCGGGCTTGTCACCGGCTTCGGCTGCATTAAGGAACGCCCTGAAGGGCTATCTTTCAATTTTCAATAATTTTTTTAACTCTTCATTTTGTTTTTGAAGAATTACTTTTCTAGCTATGATATTTTCCCGGTTAAATTGTCTGTCATCTTTCCAGCGCTTTCTTCTCTCTGCGATTGTGTTCGGTCTTGTTTCCATTTTCTTTTCCTCCGTTTTGTATACCCTCTTTGTATCACAATCACATTATATAGTATCTTAATCACATTGTCAACACAAAAATCACAACATTTTGTGATTTACAAACTTTTTTATTTATGTTATAGTTATGGCGAAAAGGAGTTGTATTCATGGAAATTTACGAAAGATTAAAATATTTAAGAAAAGAAATCCTTAATCTTACACAAGAAGAATTCAGTCAAAAATTACTAATAACAAGAGGTAATTTAGCAAGTATTGAAGTAGGCCGAATTTCCCTAACAGATAGAAACATTCAAGTAATCTGCGCAACCTACAATGTAAATGAAAAATGGCTGCGAACCGGCGATGGCGAGCCATTTAACGAACTATCTGAACAAGAAGAACTTGCCGCATGGATGGGGACAATCTTGAAGCCGGAAAACGACGGCTGCACAAAACAGAGAATCATCCGAATACTTAGCCAGCTTGAAGATGATGAATGGGAAGCTATAGAAAAGATCGCCAAGAAGATCGCAGAAGAATATAAAAAAGGCTGAGCGCGTCCAGCCTTGGATGTTATATCATTGATCGAATAAACGCGATAATGCGTTTAAGCTTAGACTGATCTGTGATCAGTAACAGAAGATCAGTGATCTCTTTAATAAGATCTTCATACATAAATAAGCACCCCCCTATTGCAGATGTCCGGCCGGGGTTGCTCTGCGAAAATATTCTATCAAATTTTAGCGATTTTTGATAGAAGCCATATACGGCATTAAAACAAATAAAAAAACCCGCCAGCGCCAACTGGCAGGATCGGCAGCGACGGCAATCGCTGTAGCGCAGTTAAAATGACCACGAATCATTTCTTTTTCTGCGCTTTCATTTTACCAAAAATCAGGAATAAATGAAAGGATGATTGAATATGCTGAGAGGGTTTCTTTACGCCCGAATATCCGTCGAAGAACGGAATCAAAAGAAATACTCCATACCTGCGCAGATTGCACGAATGGAAGAACATTGCCGAGTTAATCACATCAAAATCTGCGATACGTTCATCGACGATGGAATCAGCGCTGCCACGATAAAAAAACGGAAGGAATTGTGCCGGATGCTTGATTCTCTTGATGATGCTGATATCGTCTTATTCACACAGCTTGATCGCTTTTCGCGGAACGTGCTGGACGCAAATAGACTTCTTGAACAATTTGAGAAGCACAACGTATCTTTCCGCGCCGTGGATGAAGACGACATCGACACCAGCACCGCAGACGGTCGCTTTATATTTAACCTGAAAGTGAACCTGGCTGAACGCGAGCGGATCAAGACAAGCGAGCGAATAAAGGCTGTCAACGAGTTTAAACGAAAGAACAAACAAGTCACCTTCGGCGTTGGTCCGACCGGCTACGAAGTGAAGGACCACAAGTGGGTAACGAACGAAAAAGCGACCATGATTTATGATTTATTTGACACGTACATTAAAACCGGAAGCCGGCAGGCTGCCAGGGAAATGCTGGCGAGAAAATATGACTATGATTGCGAACCGTCCACCGTTTCCCACTTTTTGAGTCAGAAATGCTATACCGGAGAATACAAGGGGATCCCCGATTATTATCCGCAGATCATCACGATTGAAATGTGGAAAGAAGCAGAACGCCTAAGAAAAGAAATGTGCGTGCGAAATCGCGCGGTCGGTATCGTTTACATTTTTCGTGGTCTGCTGCGGTGCAAATACTGCGGACATATCATGACCGGCGCATTCCCGCTGAGCAAGCCCGGAGCGACAAGAAAAGCTGTTTATCGCTGTGCAAGGAAAGCCAATAATATTGGAGAAAAGATATTCTGCACTGAGATCCATCAGATCCGCGAGGAAGTGGTGGAAGCTTATTTGTTGGAGAATGTGGAAAAACAAATAAAAGAATACATGATTGAGATCGCACAAGAAGAAAGCAAAAAACAAGAAAAGAAAATAGATGCTGCATCGATCAAAAACAAACTTACGAAGATTAAAGATCTATACCTGGCCGATATGATTCAATTAAGCGATTACGAAAAGGAATATAAATCTCTTACAAAGCAGCTTGAAGAAGTTGACAAGCAGAAAACAAAAAAAGCCGCACCCGATTACAAGCCATTTAAGGCCGTTCTGAGCGGCTTTCTCGAAAATGAATATAAAGACTTCACCAATGAGCAAAAGCGCTATTTCTGGCAGTCCTTGATTGATTACATTGAAGTTGACAAGCAAAAGAACATGACGATTTATTTCAGGCGGTAGAAACCGCCTTTTTAATCGTCTTTTATGTTGGTAAGTATGAAAAACGCTTCCTGCGGAGTGTGATTTTTATTTACATACAGGCAATTTTTTTATGAAGCTTATAAACTATATCAAAAAAAAGAAAAAAGATCAATTTACAGATATTTTTCTAAAAACTGTGCAAAGAAAACCTATGAAATAAGAATTTTGAATCAAAAGTTAATGATTGCTGGTATTTCATGTTTTGTTATAATGTTTAATCCAAAATCAAAAACATATAATTTATCTATAGCATGAATATAGATTTTTGAAAATTTACACTCATATTCATTCATAATTTTATTGATATCATTCATAATATCTGTAAACATATCTTCATTGCCCGCTAATTCACAATATATAAACAAGTCATTTTCTTTGAATTTTCTATATCCATCTCCATTCAATTTATTAAGTTTGCTTTGCACTCTTTCTTTTAATACACTTATATCTTTGTTGATTAATCTCCCACAATATCCATCATCACCTTTATAACATAATATTCCATTATCTAATGCATCTTTTGTTTCTTCGTCCCATCCTACGTTTTTCATTTCATTAAATCTTTTATCTTTGTCTTTATTTTCTTTCTCCCAGTATTTGACTGCTAATGACCAAAGCTTCATATCTTTTTCCCGAATTGCTTGAACAACCTCGATTCCTATATCGTGAGTCTTCGATTGCAAATCTGGTCTATCCAATTTCTCAAATTTACAATTTTTCAATTCTGGAAAAACGGATTCTAGTATTCTGATTGCTTCTTTCTCGTCTTCGTGGTTTCGCATAAACATCCTCCATTATTGTATTATACCAAAAAAAGCCCCACCCTCCGCGAAGGAAGGTGGGGTGTTTGCTATTTATCAATAAGATACTGCTGAAGCTCTGTTCGGATCTGCTTCATGCGCTCCGTGCCGTTGCCGGTGATCTCATGATCGATCAGAGCAAGCAGGCACTTGCACATGATCTTGTCGGCGGCTTCTGCATCCTGCAGGCGAGCAAGGTCTCTCGCCAGTTTCTCATCATGATCGTCAAGTCGCTTTTCATCTTTTTCAAAACGTTTCTCATGCTTAGCTATCGGGTTATTTTTAATGATTTTCCAGGCAGCAGTCAAGGTACTTAGTGCTGCGGCGATCCATAAGATATCCGCCACGCTGATGGTAAGTCCTTCCAGCATGACTTACTCCTTATTGGACAGCTGCTTGATTGTCTGGTTGAGACCCGTAGACGCCCATCCGGAGATCGCGCCGATCATGATGGTCTGCGCTGACCAGTCGCCGGTGGCCAAAGGTGCAAGCACTGCACCAATAAGCAGCATAGTGGCCGGGATGTATTTGTTTGGATAGCGCTCCGTAGATTTAAGCGCAGCGCCGATTGCATAACATGCGGCCAGCACTAGTGGCATTAAGAACTGAGTGATAATTTCTGTGATTTCCATTACATTTCCTCCTCTAGTCCTTCAGGACTGTAATCCCATAATTTATGGCACAATCATGCTCAATTCGGCACCCCCGGGCATCCTTCCACCCCGGCGCAAAGTAAGCGCAATCTGCGTCAGCAAGCATCCAGAGTGACTTAGCCAGGTACTGCAACGGTTTAGCTCCGGGGCCAAAGTCGTCGAAGTAGGTGTCCAGGACCTCATGATCACCGATAGATGCCTGGATTTCTTCGATAATTCGGTTTCGTTCCATGAGGATTTCGTTTTCTGTTTTTCCTCTCATCGGCTGACTGATAAATACTTTTTTCATAAGTTTAGTCCTCCTACTCAAAATAATCTTTATCAAAAGCAAACCACAGGCCGTCCCCAGTCAAGCACCACGGCTCTGCAGCAGACGTATACTGATTTTTGCCCTTGTTTTGAATATCGACCACCTTGACGTTTTCGCCCGGCTGTAAATAGCTTACGATTGCTCCTGATGGCGCTGATGACCTCAGCGGATACCCTTTTGATGTGCTGGCTTTAGTGCATTTAAAGACCATCGTCTGGCCTGTTGGGATTACAGGCACATCTGGATCCGGATCTGGCTGTGCATCGATCTTGTAAAACGTCAGCGCCGCCGTTAAGGGTCTGCCTGTATACACCTTTTTAACACCATCAACGATCATCTGCGAGCTGCCTCCACTATCGCCCAGATAGCACTCAGTCATCCCGTACGCTTTAGCAAACTGACGGCAAGCTGTCCCATCGAGCTTACCCGATACAACCGCAAAAACGATCTCATCTTTGTTTCCCATCAAAATAGTCTGGGTATTGGCTGCAGTGTATTTAACATTCCCGCAGGCAGATGAGATGTCCGCTTCGTCTTTTCCTTCATGCAGTAGGCAAACCGCATACATAGTACCGAGTTTGATCTCATCTTTCGGGTATTCCCAGCTTTCAAAATCACCTTTCAGCCATTTTCCGTCTTTGGTAATGATTAAGCTGTGATACTCTTTTTGTGCCGGCCGATCATCCCTGGTAAATCCTTGATTACGTCCATAGGTAATACCGTACTCTTTAGTATCTGGATGATTGTTGAAAAATGGCCAGTTAACCTTGCAGTAATGAATGTGGTCATCGTCGATTTTATCTATCGTTTTGGTTACTTGCCCTGGCAGCTGCAGCAGGCCAATATCCTGATCAGCCTTACGCTTGTAAACATGGATCGTCTGGCCTTGCCAGGCAATACTCTGATACCCTGGTTTTAAATACATCTTGGATCCCTCCTCGTAAATTAAAAAAGGACACATCAACCAATGCGTCCATGTCCCGCGGTATATTGCCGCGGACTTATCTCTAAATTGTGACTTGACGACGCAGCCGCCGACGGATCCCCATCGCTTAGCCGTCGACTCGATGACCTGGCCGCCACCGATGTAGATCCCGATGTGGCCCTGCTGCCAGACCAGCAGCCCCGGGATCTCCGGGATCGTGCTGATCGGGCCCTTGTCGATCGCCCGGGTGTACATCTGATCAGCGTTGATATCCGGCACCGTCTTACCGTAGTAGCTGGTATTGCCTGGGCCGTAATCGTGCCACAAAAAGCACTTAATCAATCCGACGCAGTCAAACACCCGGCGGCCAGATAAGTCGTAGCGGCCGATACCGCCGAGTTGGTAAAACGTTGAACGGTTGAGCTGCTGCTCTGCCCATTGGCAGAGGTCAGCAGGTGATGTGTAGTCGTACATAGGCATCACTCCTTTTTACGCTAGACGATCACTGTACCTTTCGTAATCGTAAAGCTTAATTTTGATCCAGACCTGTACTTCCATCCTGTACCTGAAGCTATTCTAATTTTGACAAATTCTTCTGACGTATTTAATGTACGCGTCGTAGATCCGCTCGCATTCCCCCAACGGTCACTAACAGTAAACGAGTCTATTAAAACTTCTGTTCCATCCTCTTTTATGCCATAAAGGTTAGTGATGAAATTGTAATTCCCAGGCTCTTCTTCATCTTGTGACCAGTATGTATATGATATTGACGCCTCACTTGGAATAAACGGTACAAATAGCGGTGTTGACGTCGCACTCATAGACCAGACAATACCCGTAGCTGTATAGGATGCTGACGTGATCTGAGTTACATCACGTTTTCTTTTTCCTCCAGATTTACCAGTATCTACAAGCATACTAAGCACCTACCTTTTCCAGCCAATCAATGACACCACCGCCCTGATAATGAGCATCCGGCGCATATCCTACGCCCTGACCATAAAAATGAAGACGTATACCAACACATTCTTTTAATTGCGTTCTGTTCTGTTGACCTCCGCCACTGTATCTTGCGTAACTCTTAGGCCCCGTGCATGCTTCGACTGTCCCATCTTCGTAAATAAAGGCCATTTCAGTTATGCCCGCCCAGTTGTTACAATAGGTATAGCATTCAAGTACAACTAACGGTTTTGGAAATTTGATATACCAAGGGTACTCCGCTGGATTAGCGATAGAACTTGCATTATTGAAATTGACATTTTGTCCCATGTTAAAATATGAATCTGGTAGATTGGTTTCCCAGCCTGGCTGGTCTTTATATCTGGCAAAAAAGTCCTTCGCATAGTTTCCACGAAAACGTTGATATTTTTCAATTCCGTCAGATTTACTCGTCCCCTTATTCAAGATGTCAAAAAGCATGGTTTCCACCCCACTTTTGACTGTTTTTAATTTTCTTGAAAAGTTCGAAAAACGGCTTAACAAAAGGGTTTTTAGAGCATTTAAGCCCCCCCCCCGATTTTTCGAGCCACAATGTACATTTAGCTGATAAGCTAAATCCACTGCCGCCGCCTGATTGGGAAAAGGAACAACTTCCAATATTTTTCATCTGATCGAACGTCGCGAAAGATAAAGTACAAATATCCGACTCGGTTGAGCCAGCGCACGATCCCGGATCAATATCCTCTAAGTAGAGAATTGTTTTTGTTATGTTATTTAGACTGAATCTTGCATATCTTGCGGTGTAATAATTGCCACGCCCCGAACAGCTAATGTGAATAATTAGAGGAATATACTTATTTTTATCCCAAGAAAATGTTTGGAAACCTCCGCTAAACAATGTACCGCTTTTTAATTCGTACCCCGGAAAAGGATTCTTACCTTTTCCGCCTCCCAAAATATCAGTAAGCACTTATACGCCCCTCCTATCTATTGAAAGTGTAGCGATCGTGATGCTCTCCTCAGGCAGTGCAATCGCATACAGCCGCAAGATCCCGTTAAGGCTCCGACCTTTTGCAATACACCCCTCCTCGTCGGTTGCCGGCGACAGCACCACATGACAAAAATCTGTTTCGAGCAGCCCCGCCACCGCGATATCCACATGGTACGCATATTGCGGATAATCCGTAGAGTCAACAAACTGTGATGCGGGCACCGTGATATTTTCAAGCGGTGTCAGATCATGATTGTTGATCTTACGCAGCCACGGATTGACCGTAGCGGCATTAAACGGTGTACCCGGTACATAGTCATCCCCCGGGCTAAACTCCAGCGTGACGACCTCTGTAGTGCCGTCTGCGTGGGTTATTTTGTATTGATTGAGTTTTGATCCGGTTGTATCTTTGATTTCACTTAACGCCATCATCCAACCTCCTTCCACACGATATTATCGATAATAATGTCGCTTGCCGGCACAGCGTTGGCGTACAGTCTCAGCTTGCCGGCCAAGGTGTTACCCTGCTCAATGACCCCGAGTGCCTTGGATGCTGCCGACAGGTTAACATTAGCCCAACACGTTGCCGTCATACCACTTACCGTGTAGTCCGCACAATACGGGTACTGAGCGGCATTATCATCAGTGTTGGCCACAAATGCGGATGTTACAATCGTGACATTGCGGAGGACGTTTTCAGGTCTCACACCATCCAGTTTCTTCTTATCAGCAGCAGCCATCAAACCATTTGCGGATTGTGTAGCCACTCCGTAAGTCGTGTTTGGGGTAGCCTGCCAAGTACCATCACCCCGCAAAAATTTAGTTTGAGCGCCGGCAGCTGGAGCTGGTACCAGCCCTGCTTTACCCGCCGCCGAAGATGTAGCACCGGTCATATTACTGTAGGTTGTATTGGTCGGTGTCGACCATGTGCCGTCACCGCGAAGATATTGACCTTGCTTACCCGCAGCAGGTGCCGGTACAAGACCAGCTCCTCCAGTTGCATCAGCTGTGGCAGCCTTAAACGCTGCATACGTCGTGTTGTTATCAGCTCCCCACACAGCCGTACCATCTGCTGACCAACGTAATATCTGTCCAGACGCCCCACCAGATGGAATATGCTTATTGCCAGATGTTGTTGGGTGAGTGTATACAGTATCCGTAAATTTAGCATTTGCCGGGACATCCGCATTTACTGTATGATTATTGACCTTATCGGCATTATCCACAATACCGTTATCATTGGTATCATATACGGATTTAAGCATATCGCCATTACCGGCACTCGCTGCTAAGTCATCGACATACTTTTTGGTTGCAGCCATGAGATCAGCTGTTGGAGCGCCTTTTAGAGTGAGGTTGCCAGTCATCGTACCTCCAGCTAAGGGCAGATAACTATGGCTGTGACTCGCTGCTGCCGCTCCAATGCTGGCTGATGTAACGTTTACCTCTTTGGCATCGGATCCATCATAAGTAGCCGCAGCAGTGCCGTTTAACTTTAAAGTCAATGCAGTAGGATTTTTGAGCGATACCGGGAAGTCTGTAATGTCAGCCTTAACGTGCTTGTGTACTGCGGCCGCTTTACTGCTTACCGTGTCCCACGTATCCAGCATAGCCTGAGTGATCTTGTCAATTACAGTTTTGTTGCTGTGACTGTGCTTATTATCAACGGCACTTTTCAGGTTAGCTTCAGTTTGTGTGTAGGTATCCAATAAAGTTTTGTTGGCATGACTATGCTTCGCATTTACAGCACCGTTCCAGCCTGTGCGCTCGGTGGTGGTTATATGGATGGTCGTATTACCGGTATGTCCATCCAACTCAGCTTGGGCTGCCTTGGTACCAATAGCCGCATTAAGAGCGTCCATAACACCCTCGTTGGCTGCAATCGCGTCAGCCACTTCTTTTAAAGTGTCCATCGACTCCGGCGCACCGTTAATCAGATCTGCAATTTTTTGCAATGTGTAAGCATTAGCCTGAGCCATGGCGGCGTCGATCGCGTCCTGTTGCAGCGTTGATACCGGCTTTGATTTATCCGCGGTGTTGTCAACGCTGCCTAAACCGATCTGAGCTTTAGTCACTCCATGCGGGTTGGATTTATTAGCTAGGTGTGAGATCAGATCTGTTGTACCCTTCGCGAGCTTGCCAAAAGCAACATTGAGCTTCTCACCAGAGACCAGTGCAGCCAATGCTGTTGCCGCGGTGTAACTTGGCGTCTGATCGTTGGTGGCCACATTAGGTACATTGCCCAGCCCCACCTGCGATTTTGTCACAGCGTGCGGGTTAGATATATTGCCTTTGTGGCTTGTCAAATCGTCTTGTACAGCCTTAATTGCAGCGGCCTGTGCTGTAGAAACCGGTTTATTGGCATCGCTCGTATTGTCGGCATTTCCAAGCCCTACTTGAGATTTTGTCACTGCGTGCGGGTTGGTTTGATCCGCGGCGTGATTGTCAAACGCAGCCTTGTTGGTGCGGATGATCTCCAGCAGATCAGATTGCATCTGATTCCGGGCTGTGTCCTGATCAACAAATTTTTGGTCCGTCTCACGCGCAAAGTCGTCCACCGCCTGGAAGTTGTCATCAAAGTGCCGTGTGTTGACCGATGACTTGCGATGGTTTAAATAAAGGAGCAGCTTAAGCCGCTCCGTAAAATCATATAAGTTTGCCACTTAATCCCTCCTCTCCGCAGGTAGAAATAATGGCTCGTTAGCAAAATACTGGCCAGCCAGCGGCTGACTGATGATTGCGATCAGATCAGCGAGGTACTGATCCATAAACTCAAACGCCCGCTCAAATTGATTAGCGATTGTGTAATCAAAAAAATCCCCGAAGTCAGGGATGGTGTAGGCGTCACGCATGGTGCGGGCCAGCTGCTCGATGTTGCACCGGATCCGATCCATCTGACCGATCGTCGGCAAGCTGGTCAGATCCCAGTCCGTCCGGATATCCAGCTGCAGGTTAACACCGAGCAGCGCAGCGATCCGATCCCGCAGGAGCTGGCAGTTATGCTCAACACGCATCAGATCGTCGACATTATACCGATCTGTCGCCCGGAAGGTTTTAAGCTCCAATCAAACCACCCCCTTAACGGTTGCGGTCAGACCGCTGCCAAGGTCATACTCTATGCTGCTGATCTGCGCTTTAACAATGGTCCCGTAAGTGGTCTCCACCTCTAAATACTCTGAGGCCTCCGTGGTTGCTACCGCCCACCATTTAAAGCTGATGTCCAGCCTCTTTTGCATCTGCTCCAAATACCATCTGGCGGCCGCCCTGGCCTGCTGAGCACTGCCGATCAGCTCATTACAGCTGTCCAGTACCAGCGTCTGTGCCTGCGGGTCAATCTCGATCTGTGGCAACGTTGCGCTGGCCGTAGCGCTTGATACCTTGCGCACCCTACCATTGACTATCAGCTCGTAAATCATCCCAGGATCGCCATGGAAAAGGCTGACGTCAGCGTAGTGCTTAATTGTGCAGCCCTCCGGCAGATCACAGGTCAGATCATAGACCGGTGCATCCGAGTAAGTAATCTTGGCGTTGCCGTCCTCATCGGTGATCACCTCGCCGCTAAACAGCTCCTGCAGTTCGGCGGCTGGATCCGCAGATCCGTAATTAAAGTAATTGACAGACACCTTGGTGTAGCTGCCAATGTCCTTAGAGTCGATATCTCCCAGCCGGGTGTTGCGATCTGCCTTAAGTACATACGGCAGCGCAATGATCGTCTGTGGCAGTGGCACCAGGCCGGCCATCAACATGCCTGCATGTGGCCAGCCGGTATAAACTGTGTCCTCCGCGATGATCTGATTGCTGATCAGCTCCTCAGTGGCCTGGTAAAAATAAATCTTACCGTTGCGGCCCTCTTTAACGATGGCGCCGACCGCGATGGCCACCACCTTTAACGCGTCCTTTTTGTTTTGCGTTGGGATGTAGCCGGTCAGCTTAATCCCAGCGACATTGGGATGGACGTAGTGATCATAACCGACCAGGATATCCGCGATTATATCGGCAACCGCGGCCTCCTGCCAAAACGGCGAGTAATAATCCTCGTCATCCAGCAGCATGTTTAAAACGCCATAAGCCTTGCAGGTTAACTTAGCAGACTTGCTGGATGGCGGATCCAGATAATACTTGCCCATGTTGATCCGCTCGAAGATCCCAGTCTTGCGGTTTTTGACACCGGCCTGCACCCGCACCTCCTGCCCTTTTTTGAAATAGCGCAGCAGATCCGACGGGTTAAGCAGATCATATTTACGCTCATAGTTCTCGAGGTTAAACGACAGCTCGTTGGGATAGAGCGTATTGCTTAACAGTGATACCTGCTCCTTAACCTTTGCTCCCTGCGTCTGCTCTCCCGTCAGCGCATAAGTCAGCCCAAAATCAATTTCATACAGCTTGACATAGGTCTGCGGGTTTTGTGTCTGGATCATCTCGACCTCAATACGATCGTAGCCATCAACGCTCTGGCCATACTCCTGCTTGGCCGGAGCCTCGCCGTAATTCAACGACCCGACAGTCATCGTGTTAAATTGATCCACGGTAATGTTGGCGCTGTTAAACGACTCAACGGTCCATGCCGGATAAAGCAGCTTGTGCTCCGCCAGCAGCTCGCCCCCGCGGTACCACCGGCAGATCGACTCTACCGGCTTGCTGTAGTCATCATAGTAACAGGTGATGCCAGCCGAGCTGTGCCGCTTATCAAACTGCACCGTGATGATTTGTGGTCTGACAAACTCACAGCTGTCATCTGACAACTCTGACCACCAGCCTACTCTCTCCCGGGTGTAGTCATCCGGCATCAGCGTCATGGATCCGTCAAGCAGAAATTGATCGTACTCGCAAGTCGCAAAGCGTTTAGGGATATCACGGTAGCCGTCATACACCTCACTGAGATGAGCCAGGCGCCACTGGCTTGCAGTCACCTCTGTGATATCACCCTTGGCGGTGTTGTCAAACACATCAATGTCAATCTCGGCCTCGGTATTTCGCCATTTGAAAATTGAGTTTTCGTAAAACGTTTGTGTAGTCTTTGCCATGTACTCACCCTACCTTTCGATCGCCGAGAAAGAAAAGTTTTTCCAGGCACGGCCCTGGCTGTCCTCATAGGCAAGACTTGCGGAAAGTTTTGAGCTGTACGCCTCCATCGTAACCGGATCGCCAGCTGGATCGTAAAACTGGACATAAAAAAAAGGCGGAAGTCCCTTAGCCCATTTTACGAATCGTCTAAACTCAGGTGTCTCAATAGCGATCGCCCACTTGATCGTGATCTTGTTTTTTTTGCCAATCACCTCGCGGAGCATTAAGCCTGAATCATTACGTCCGGATGTTTTATCCACATCGTTAAGCTCCCATGACAACTCGGTGGGGGACGGAAAATCCCGAACCGTTGGATCGTCATCTGTCCAATATTTGAGCATCCTATCCCTCCTACCTGTTTATGCCATTAAACGCAAAATCACCACGGCGACCCTTTGTGCGATCCCAAGCCTCGCCGATGATCCCGACGATCTCATCCATCAAATAGACATCGCCGCTCTTATCCAGAAGCTGACGCAAAAGATCAATGATCAGATCAAGCTGCACTGAGGTCATGCTGTTACCCTGGGGCAGCCGGGCTGCGACACGGTCCGCGAGCTGATCAATCCACCCGGTGTTGTTTTCCAGCGGCATGACTGCTTCTTTGCCGGATTCGCCCACCATCGCCAATGTAGGCTGATCGATGAGACCACCTTGCGCAAGGTATGGAATTTGAGGTATTGTTACAAGCTGAACGCTGCCACCATCATAAATTTTTTGTCCCATCAAATAAAGTGGATCCCAACTAAACTTAAGTTTTTCGTTTAACCATCCTATAAAGCGATTAACGTGTTCAATCGCCCAGTTTATACCTCGTTTAAAGCCATCACCGATATTGTGGGCTAGCTCTCCGAAGAAATCTCCAATTTTCTTTACAGTTGTGTCAAAGAATGTTTTCACTTCGGTAAATTTCACCTGAATACTATCACATAACGATTTAAATTTACCTGAAACCCAAGTTACAAGCGTGCTCCATAAATTCGTTAAACCGGTTCGGATACCCTCGACTAAGTTTGTTGCTAATGTTCCTCCAATTTCCAGGAACATCGTGAATAAAACATCTAGCGAAACAAGGAAAAGTTCTGCCATCAGTGAAACTAAGGACACAAAAATACCTAGCCAGTCAATAGACATCAAGCCTTGAGCAAATGACTCTCCCACAGCTCTGTAATCTGTTTCCCTTAATTTCTGCGTCCACGAATCCATTAGATTGATTGCAAGTACACTCAATCCCTCACCCAATACACCCAAATCAGCGTTTATAAACGCATTTGCAATCATCTGCATAAATCCGCCTAAGAAACTTCCGATTGTGTCGCCAAGCATTCCCCAATCAAATGTTTCAAACAAACCTGCCAGTCCATCTCCAATAAATACACCTAAGCTATCCCAGTTTATCCCAGTTACCAGACCATGTAAGAGACTTAACGCTGTATTTAAAGCTTCAGCAATATTTTTACCGATTTTTTTTCCTAGACCTGGGAACTCTACAAATCCGTTTATCAACTGAGCTAAATTAGAACCGACCTTAGCAGCCTTCGCCTTAATTGGAGCCCAATTTATTTTATCTAATGCTTCACTTAGCTTTTCACCGAACAAAGCGCCAATCCCATACCAATCGCCAGCATCAATTAAATCTTTCAGTTTCTGTGCAAAATCAGAAATCCCTGAAGTATTGATTTCAGGCATGGTGATTTCGGGTAGCGCCGCACCATCGTCCTCTTTTTGTCCGATAATATTGAGCTCGTCAAACGATGCAAGTTGAAGACTTGCTTTTTTTGCAGCCCCGCCCACTCCAGACAGTGCCTGCTTTTGAGCATTAAGCTGCTTTGTAGTAGCCACGCTCGCAGAAAGTGAGCTGCCAAACAGTGTGGAAGTAAATGCAGCAAAATAGGCAGTAATCTTAGAAAGTCCCGCCATCAGTGCATTAACTGCCGGTAGAATTGCCTGAAAAATAGGAGTGAAAGCGACAGAAAGATTGGACTTAACCTGCTTTAACGATCGGTTGAATTGATCGTTAGTCTGTAAGCTTTGGCTTAGCGATGTAAACATTGACTTAATGCCTTTTGTAATCGCAGGCATAAGCAGTCTAAATACAACCAAAGTACCTAACAAGCGTTTAAAAGAAAACCGCGAAGTGCTGGCATGTTTACCGCTGTTTTTGAGATGAAGATTGAATTTCGGCAAATTTTTAACCAATCCGCCAATCACTGACCCAAATTTTCCTAAACTTGAAAATAAGCTTTTAAAGGAAAAACCAGATGATTTACTTTGGGATCCTAGAGAAGATAACTTGTTTCGTAACGAGTCCGCCTTAATCTCAAGATCAACCATTTGCGCGCCGATTTGTTTTAAATTAGATTCAAATCCATCTGCTGCAATTGGATCTGTCTTAATTGCTTTTTGCATCGCGTCCTCAAGTTCATTTGATTTATTTCTCAACTTTTCCATCTGTGCTTCTATTTGAGTTAATTGATTGTTGATTAGTTCTTTCTGCTGTTCAATATTAAAATCAATTTTTATCTTTGGGAAGGATATGACTGAAGGCGGCGCTCGTGGCATGGCTGATCCCGGTGTCGTTTGAGATGGTTGTGTAGTGTCCTCGGGTGCCGGCATGTTTGGCATCTTAACGTTATTGATCTGTTTAAGATAATCTTCCAGCTCCTTTTTGCTTGCTGCCATCATATTACGGACCTCATCCGTAATCGCCTGCAAGCTATCGGTCATGGATTTAGCCATATCCTCAAAAAGCTTTTTGATCGGCTCTTGCATTGTTTGTGACAGCTGCTTTTGAAGATTTTGTGTCAGCTCCATCATCTGTTCTTTGAGGTTTCCACCCATCTCGATATCAAGGGATATTTTACCGATTGACGTACCACCCGAAGCGGATTCTGCCATATTCTCACCTCACTTTCTAAATGTGAAAAAGGCGTTCAGATCATCCGAACGCCTGTGCCAATATTTTTTCTAACTTCTTAACTTCTGCCTCTTTTTGTTGTTCTGACATTTCCTTAATTGGATTTAACTTTGATCTCCACTCACTGCGAATCCGTTTCTGCTCAGTTGTAAACAGCTTGAGCATATCCTTGTTGTCCTCTGATCTGATCCTTACTATCTGACCAAGCGGTGTTTCTGGCATTATGCCTGAAAGCAATGTACAGAATTCTTGCCAGTCCATTGAATCATCGTACAAATTTTTATTCGGATATTGCATGGCGAAACTGGCCTCAATTAAATCCCAGTCTTCGTATATGTCATACCACTGATTTACTTTTTTTTAGCCTTTCCTTCCATCTTGTCAACATCCTCTAAGGATTGCCCACCGATGCAAGCAAAGACGACCATGACCAGATCCTGCAAAGCTTCAAATGATAAATCCATGTTATTGATGTAGTCGGCGGCGCTTTGACCAAGTGATAAACTTAAAATCTGATCAATGGCCTGCATCTGCTCTTTTGCAGGCGCATTATCAGTCATCTTTTCCTGCAATGCCATGATCTCTAAAACATTTGTTTTAGAGGTGTTTACAGTAAAGCAATGATCAGCATCTACTGTGATAATCGGTCGTTCATTCTTTGCTCTTAGGCGCTCAATAATATCATATTTTCTTGCCATTTCGATCTCCTTATACTGACGGTGTTGCTGCCGGTGTCCATGTAGGTTTGCCATCACCTTGGGCAGTGAACTCCAGCGGTGCCACGTTGGTGCTGTCACCACCCGCAACATTGGTAACGTTCAGAACGCAATCAAAACTCAGTTTACCGCCATCTGGGAATTCGATTGCCATCTTCGTTGTACAGCTCAATCCATCTTTCCACGCAGTCTCCGCCACATAATCATTACCCGGATCACCGATATGGCGTTTCCCACTGAATTCAATACTGAATGACTTACCAGTCATTAACGCACGTGCCCATCCAGCGGATCCAAACGGAGTCCAGTTTTCAACATTTCCATCAATAGATATTCCCATCGTTTCAAGATCCGCGATATCAACATCAGGTTCTGTTGTTCCGCCATCAGTCGAAATTTTAATTTTCATGTTATAGACTGGGAAAACACCTTTAAATTTTTCTGCCATGTATACTCTCCTTTTCATAGGTCATATAAACCTCAATTACATACTCATTAACCCCTGAATCATCCTGCCCCAATGAGATTGGTTCATCATTGCGCATGTCAAACTTAACTACTCTGCGGCCTGCGATCACAGGATTTTGTCCATAAAACTTGGAATACAATTCTTGAGCCGCTCGCTCAGAATCATCTGGATTTTTTGTCCAATGCAAGATGATGGATAAACCTTTAACTGCAGTAGAAGTTTGACCAACACCACCTAAGGCAAGCCGGCCGCGACTTGTCGCTAGATTCCGTATACAAACCGTTTTGTTGTTAGATTTATCGTAGGAAGCCAGGATCCAATGATCAGCCTGAAATTGTGGTTTTAGCCAGTCTTTAATCTCTTTGAGCGTCATCATTTCACTAATCCTCCTGCGGTCTCTTTAAAAAATCGGCTGTAATTATCCTTGATCAGCCGCAAACCTTCTCCATCGAGATAATAATCCATCCAATGATCTTGTGCATTAGGATTATGTGCTGTCTGAAAATGAGCAACATTCCCTTTTTCATTCGGCGCATTGAAGTACCATCGCCGCGCATAAGGTGTGTTAAAGATTACACTACCAACAAGTCCCGCAGCATCTTCTTTTACAAGTCCCCAGCCACTGCTTTGCATGGTACCAGTATCAAAAGGGACAACTTGTCTTACGGTGATGTCGCTCAAAATCCAGTCCACAGTTTTTTCAAAAGCCGTAGTTTTTGCACGATCAAGTTTATCGATAATACCTGGATAAATCTCAACTTTAACGTTTGCCTTAATCCCATTCATCGCAGATCAATCTCCGTACTAAATACAACACCCATCGCCGTTGGTTTACTCACTCGGTAGATTGTGCGCTGCTCATCCCCTATTTTGACATATCCCTGGATTGCCGCAAGGCTTCCAATCGTTTGAACATCACCCTGAATGATAATTGTACCCGACAGTACCGTAAGCTTGCTATCTGCATTAAAAGTGTGCCGGGATGACTGATCGAATACAGCCATTCCAGAATACACTTCAACTTCCTGCGGACCCTGATCTTCGGTATCAATTTCTTGCACCACACTTATTTGTGTAGTCGCTTCGTAAGTCGGAAAAGGAAGCGGCGACTTGATTACAGCACCAGGCATGTCAATCCCGTCCTATCTAACAGCGCGATCACTGAATCATCCGTATGAACGCCAGAAACGACTTTGCCATTAAACGTCATGGACGTTTTACCGATACTATACGACTGCACCGGCGAATTAAAAAACGACCCGTAGGTTGTCACATAATCAGCCTGCAAGCATGTCGCCTTTCTGATCAGCTCCTGCTGACTGAGTTGCAGACCATCGAAGCCCGTCCGGTGAATTCGTCCGAACGTCAAAGCATCAATATCATCGCTGGCATTGCACAGCGCCTTGTCAATCAGTTCTTCATTTATTGCACCTGAGCCATAGGCTTTATAGTCTTCCGGCGTTGCATAAGCTTTCATTGTCACCGCTCCTTTCTGCTTATTCCTTTGCTGGCCGATCCTGCTGATCAGCTTTTTTGTCAGCCTTTTTCAGCTTCTTTTCCAGCTCTGCGACCTTTGCTTTTTCAGCTTCCAGCTCTACTTTCACTTTTTCCAATTCAGCGTAGGGAACTGTTTTACTCGGCGCTGGGATACGTTTACCATCTTTGATGATATCGTACCCAGCCTTTAAAAACTCCTGCTCCTGGGCTTCGTTGATTGTTTCTTCACGGTTACCTTTGATTGCGTAAATCTTCATGTCTTTCTCCTTTCTTATGCTTCGGATTCAGCGTTAATAAATACGCCCTGCTTGCGATTCGGAATCAAGAACAGATCGCCGTACTTGCGGTTCTGGTACAGATATCCATCGCCCTGGGTATGCGTACCTTCCGGCCACAATTTGATGTACTGGTGCTTGTCACAAGCCAAAATCGAACGCGGGTGGAACAGGATCATGTTGATCTGCTTAGCGGAAGCACCCGGCTTGCAGCCATCTGAGAAGTCGTAAACAGTCTTCATGCGGTTGGACAGGATCGGCTTAATTTTCAGGCCGTCAAGATTGACAATCTTTCTGCGGATTGTGCCGCTGTTCTGTGTCAGACTCAGGTAACGCTGAATTTCCTTTGCTTCATTGATCATTTTTTCCACAACCGGTGTCACATACAACAAACGACCTTCCATTGGAACTTCTTCTTCCGTCATCTGCATCATGGCATTGTCAATGATGGACAATACGTTTTCACTGGTCAGAACCGTGGTGTCCGGCGTTTCACCTGCCTCCTTATATTCGGCATACAGCTTCGAGTTCCGATAACAGTCAGTTTCTGGGATTGCCTGCTGTGTTTCAAATTCGTTGGTAACATTAGCTGCTGCAAGGGCAAGATTCGATTCGTCAACATCCATCTGATCGACAAAGAATTCAACATCTCGATCAAACTTCAAAACGAAAGTTTGGAAATCGTTCTTTACAGCCTGACGGTTGAATCCACCATTACGGCTGTGGTCTTTGTATCCTGCCATTTCAATAAATGGAATTTTGATTGTATTCGCGTTGATGAATCGAACTTTCTGTGTAGTCATCTCAGCGGTCATCAGCTCACGAGCGTATTTCTGCATGAGCTCACTCTGAAACTGTGTTACATAGTTAACTGTGTTGTTTGCTGGCATTTATATCCACTCTCCTTTTATTTTGTGTTTCCGAAAATACTAGAAATCTGATTTTTTGTTACTTCCGCTGCGTCTGTTTCCTCCTGCTGATGTGCACCAAAGGAAAAAGTATTGGCTGCTGCAGCTTGATCTCCCGAAGGTTTCAACTCTGGCCAGTCGGCAAGCAGCGTCTTAATCGCTTCCTTAGCTTTTGCTTCGCTGTATTCGCCATTTTCCATCACTTCTTCCGGATCGATCAGTCGCGCTGCACGAGCAATCTTTGTTGGGTCAACCCCTGCGATAGCTAATTCGGATTTAATCTCAGCTCTGGCAAGCTTTGTTACAAGCATGCCGGTTGCCGGATCGCGCTGCGCTTGTACCGCTGGCTGCATTGGATCCGCAACTGGAGTTTCTGTTGCTTCTTCTGTTCCTGCTGCAGGTTTGTCTTCCGTGGCAGAAGCTTCTTCTGTTTCCGCAGTAACTTCACCCTTCTGGTACTTCTTCCGGGCTTTAGCCATCATTGCGTCAACTTCGGCCTGTGTGTAGGTTTTTCCACTCTGCGTTTTGTCTTCGCTGGCAGATTCAGCGCCCTCCTGTTTCTGATCTGCAGGATTTTTTTCTTCTTCATCCTGCGATTCAGCGGCCTTAGGATCAGCCTTTTCTGATTCATCTTTTTTTCCCTCTCCTTCTGGTTTTCCATTACCAAAAGCGGCGGCAATTCCTTCTTCTGTTTTTGTACCTGTCGTTTTCTTTTCGTCTTCCATAAATGTCCTCCCTCGGCTTCAGGTGCCGATAACCTCACAGCGCTTTATTTAATGTCCACTGCACCGGAACGGACCGGGCTTAGAGATGACTTCCGAAATTCGGAAGTTTCCGTTTAGGCGGGTCCTTCATATACACAATCTCCTTTTCTTTTTTCCCGCAAAAAAAGCAGGTTTTTTCAATTACCTGCTTCCAACATTGATTCTTAAAATACCTTTCCTGGCTGATAATTTGCTCATTCCATACATGTTTACACATGCTCTTTTTCCCTCCAACGATTCCGCTTAAGTTCAGGGTTTTGTTTTAGATGATCACGAAGTAGTGCCTGGCAATGTCTCAATTTCTTTTTTGCCTCCTCTTGATTTTTCGGATCAATTACAGTTGCAACATCTCTTTTCGCTTGCCGAATACTTCTTTCCAACATTCTCATCTGCTGTTCAGCTTTGTAAAGCCTCGCTGATTCCTCAGGTGATGCCACAATCGGTTCCCGATCACCGGGATAATAGGTATAAAGCGTATGTCGGCAATTCGGATGAAATAACCCGGCTTTGATAGCCTCAGAAACACACTTATACTTACCATCGTTTGTCTGAATGAAATCCTCTGACGGGTGACTGAATACGTCATCAATCAGAATCTCACCTTGCCACGGCTGGCAAAGTGAACAGGTTGCGGTATGACTGGAAACACGGACAAGCCAGAGTTGGTGTTTATCCCGGAAGGCTCCCTCACCAAGCATGCGGGCACGCTGTGACGCTGTCCGAATTGCCATCTCAACATAGCTTACGATATCAAACCGAGCACCATTTTTGTACTGAATGCACTTAATACCCTGAGCTAGCAACTCCTTGGATGCCTCATCCACAGCCTGCTGCAGTGTTAAGGCTCCGGAAGACATTTTATAAGTCGCCTTGAAAACAGTCTGCCGATAGATGTCGTCCATCTTCCGATATACCGCTTTATTCGCTTCGTTGAGGTCTTCTTTTACCGCCTCTGTTAATGCGTCTAGCTTTCGCGGATTCGCTTTAAAGAAATCCTGTTCAGGATTCGCAGACTTCCCTACTGGCGCGGTGTTCTTTCCATCCTCAGGCAAAGATACCCCAACGGTCTTTTCGGCACCCTGACGCTCTGCGGCACGCTCAACTGTCGAATATCCAGAATCATATGAGCCATTAAGAACCTCGTCAACTTTGCGCTGTGTTTCCGTCGACATCTCTCCGATGATCTCGCGGCACTCACGCCGAAACTGTTCTATATTGCGCAGTGTAGCCTTTTGCCATTGCTCCCACGCAAAGCCCAGCCGTTCTTCCTCTTTCATGTGACGCTTAAGATTGCGTCGCATGGAATTGATCAAGTAAAGCTCCATTTCTTCATAAATCTGTCGCAAATCATAGGGATTAGGCGGCTCTGGCGGATCTCGGCGCTTATCTTTATTCGTTGCCATTGGTCATCTGCTCGATTGGCTGTTCCGGTTGCACAACAGGCGGTAAATCAAATTCATTGACTGCTGCCGGTTGCTGCATTGGGATCAGTCCGTCCCTTTCATTCAGCCGGCGGATTTCCTCTTTCTTTTCTTCCTCGTCCAAGCTGTCACCATACATTTCTTCAATGATCCGCTCATTACTCATAACTCCGTATTGCTTCGCCTTGCCGACAGTCTCAACCACAGATTCAAACGATGGATTCGCATACTCGCCAAAGCTGCAGGTGATTTCATATTCTTGATATGCCTTTCCTGCGGCCGTGTCCATGATCTTAAGTGCTGTTGAGATAACATTCGGAATGACTTTTTCAGCCAGCTTTACGATCTTGTTTCTGGTGTACAGCGTGGCCTTTTCTTTTTCCCGTTGTGCTTCGGCATTGTCCATCTTTTTAACGTCAATGCCAAGTGTAGCGGGACTAACAATCCCCTGAAGGCACAGATCCAGAGCGGCCATATATGACGCCATTAATCCCTCACCGTCTACCTGACCTTGCTTTACATCAATGGTATTGCTTGCCGTTTCAGAACCGGATCCTGTGATCTTGATAAACCGACTGTCAAATGTGTTTGGCTTAAGTAGATCACCACGTTTAGGATCCCGGGGAATCATCTTATCAGGAATAAATGTCTTTGTCCGGTTATCTCGCAGCGCCTCGATCCATTGACTGAAAGCCTCATCAAAGCTGTCAAAAGCGTCCTCTTTGCCATCGAACAGAGACTTCCCACGGCCTTTATATTTTGGTGATGAACCAAAGATCACCGGAACTGCCATCATGTATGCCTGAGATTTATGGATCGGCTGGAGATGCGCAAACTCTGGATAATCCAGAAGGTTCTCTTTTTCCCAAGTCGGACTAAAAAGCTCATAATCAATACCATGCTCATCATAGATTTCATGGAGTTCAAAACGTCCCTCGCTGAATTCATACGGGTTTTTGAAAATGATCTTTTTGATTTTTCCATGTTTGTATTCAAACTTAACTTGATCCGCGGGATAAAATTCAGGAATTGGATAAGGACTTTCTTCTGGATGGAAAGAAAACTTGATTGCTCCATCGCCTAAATAGAGCGCTTGCTTAAAGATATCTTTCCAGAAATCGTCAGGGAGTTCTTTCTCCATTTCCTCCCAACGCTGCTTTCCTTTGGTGTTGTCAAAATCCAGCTCATTCATATCGTCTAAAACGATACCTGTCAAAACATCGACAATTAAAGCCGGTAATCCTGTATGAATTTTTCTGAAATCAACGCCATTAGTTGCCGTCGCTGCCCAAAACTTTGTGTTGCCCATCATATCATCAATGGTCGTGTAAAACTGATGCAGCTCCGACGGATCTCCACGATACCAGATCTGGTTTTTGAATACATTGGCATCAAAGTCCATCGGCTCAATAATCCGCACCGTCAACGGATTCATACCTTTGTCAATTTCCAGCCAGTTCCGCAGCTTTACCTTGACGCTTTGGCTAAATTTTCCCATCTTATCATCCCTTTCCATCCGGTATACCGATCATGTGCTTGTACGGCATCCAACTGTACTGATCAGCGTTGATCGTATGATCGTTGGCATCCTCTGGCAGTTTTTTGTCATCCTGCCAGCTGTATGCGTTGTACTCATGGATGCTGTTGGTGCATTCATCCACGATGAAGTAATATCCCTGCGCCATCCAGCCGATCTGCAAATAGATTCTGTCCAAGATCGGCAGACGCTTCCAGCTTGGATAAAAGAAATACAGACTTCCGATCTGCCTGTTATACTTCTCACACTCTGTAAGCGTCGCCTGGTCGGCTGAGTCTATGTAAACATCACGGGCGAAAGCATCGCCGCCATCTACCCAGCGTTTCCGGTTGCGCTCCAAGAAGTCAACCAGCAGCGGTGGAATGTCCGAAGGTGCCAGAGCGTTCTGTCCTCTCGCTACACGGCCCTTGTTGTTATAGACTTCTTCGGCCAGCGCAACAAAGACCCGCTCCGTTGTGATCCCGCCAAACTTGAAAGAAATAGTATCATCACTTTTGCGTGAGTAAGACGTATCCACCGCTGCGCAGAATTGCACATACTGCTTTTCCTTCGCTTCCTGCGGAGTGATAATATGTTTCTTTTCAAGATTGAAAACAAGTCCTGTTGCTCGACCTCGAAGGCCGAGAATCTTGTTTTTATACATTTTGGTGCCTGGCGCAACCGCGCTTTTTTTGATCTCTATCTCCTCCGCGGTCAGAGCTGCATTGTCGTTAAAGTTAAAGTACCAGTGTACCCAGCCTTTAACCGGAGGCTCGTTAAGCTCTGCAAGAAGTTCCGCCGGGTAGTCATCAACGTACCTTTTTAGCGGTCGGCTGCGGTTGAGAAACTCGGAATACACTGGCAGGTTAGGATCATCTGGATTACTTGTCGTCATCATGTATTTGCAGCGATGCGTGATCTCCCGCAAAAATTCCATATCTGCGATATTGACCTCATCAATGTACACACAGCCAACCTGGCCGCCCAGAACCTTTTTCCATCGCGTCTTGTTGTCATATCCGCAGACGTAAATGATCTTTACCCCCTGCGGTGTGAGTAGCTCAACATGCGGTAGTCCAACCTTACCATGCCCTTTTGGCCAATAGCTGGCTGTGTATTTAAACTGATCCAGCAGCATTCTTTCACCGTTGATGACGTTCTTTTCCACGGTACCAAGATCCGCGCCGGCGATAATGTGAAATCGCACCGGACTGGCAGCTACCTTACACATAAATTTAAAAATGCCGACCGTCGTCTTGCCGCAGGCAGTGACTCCCTCCAGGTATTCACGGGGCACGTCCACCCGCAAAAAATCCTTGAACTTATCCGAGAGGATCAGCATTGGCTTCTGCACTTCGTTGACTTGATCCGTTACTTGCATATTTCATCATCCTCTGGTGTCATCATTTGTTTCACGATTTCGCTGACCGCTTCCATCTGCTTAACGGTCGGATCATCGGCATCCTGGTGTGCAGCTGCTGCCTTCGCTGCCTTCAATTCCTTTTCCCATATCCGCATTTTCTTCTTTTCGAGTTTAAGCCGTTCGGCATCGGTATCCATCCGATCAACATCGCGGATAAACTCCATCGCTCGAACGTCGCCTTTTAGCGCGCTGCGGAAGGCAGAAGCAAGAACTAAATACTGATTATCAGCATCATCCGGATCAATGCCTAAATCAATAAGCATTTCCTTGCTTTTCTTGCTTTTTACAGGCAGAGAAAGAAGCATCTGCATGGCTTCCCGCATTTGCTTTTTACGCTTGAGTTTTGCATTGGTTGCAGCTGCGCCCTTGCGCTGGATCGCAAGGCGTTCTTCCGGAGTCCGATCGCGTAAATTGATTAAATTCTTCTCATTGGCCATGCCAGTTCCTCCTTTCCCAGAGTTCAGAGTTTTTATTTAGACTTTCTCGCAGTATATGAATAACCGTATTTCTTGGCGTTTTTTCGCAGCCACCAGTCAGCCCCATCATCATAGCTCAAGTGTTTTGGCCATTTCGCGGTGCTAACGCCTTTGATGAACGCTTTTGAATCAAAACCCTTTTTCTTGCTAATTGTGTAAATTTTGCGAGTCCCGATGGCTGCTATCCCCCGCTCATTTCCCGAAGCGATAGAAATCAGGTCTGCTTTGCTGAAATTCCCGCCGCTGGGATGATTGTGTAAGATCATTTGATTCTTTCCACCACTTATTGCAACTGAGGATCTACCGCCCTCGATATGCCGATGAACAAAGCCTTGATCATCAACGGTTATGCCATATTCATGATCTGCACTCGCATATTTTTTCACGAATAAATCCAAGGTTTTATCATAGCTTCTGAACTTCCCGCCGACATTAAATTCAGCTGGGAATTTTGCATTTCTAAAGCCATGATCACGGTCATCTCCGGCTGAGTTAAAACCACCACCGAGGTCATTTTTTCCGTACTTTGCCCCCCGGCCGCCTGCAAACGTCCGATAAAACTCATCTTGCGATGATATGAGAGCGGCAATCGACTTTTTGCCAATCATGATTTTAAGGAAATCATCAAAACTATCGCTGATGATAGATTCACCTGTGTTGAGATTGTAAAGCTCCAGGTCATTAAAAACGATCCAGTTATCATCAAGCCGGATCGCATTGTTACCTTTTAGCAACGCTTTGAATTTTGCTATCTCCATTTCATTTTCCCTCTTTCATTTGCTTTGTGACTTTGTTTTCAAAGTAAACTATCTTGCATTGCGGCGGGTAATCATATTCGAGCTTCCCGCCGTAAACCAAAATGACAGACGGCTTAATGTGATCGATCATCGCGTCCATGCCCTCTTTCCAGACCTGGAAACATTCATCTTCACGCTTGACTCCAATCGTGGACACGGCCACGATGCTGCCCTCTGGAATCCCGGCAAAGCAAAAAGAAAAGGTTTCCGGCTCAGCCCAGCTCATAGTCGGAATAACTTTGATGCCGTTGCGCTGCCAGTATTGCCCAAGCAGCCGCGACCGGTACACGTTCCACACCTTCATGGCCATGGGCATGTCTAAATACAGCGAAAAGTCAGGAGATAGCACTACCTCGTAATCAGCGAGCGTTTCTAGATACTTCTCCGGTTGATTCCAAAGCCGCTCAAACTGATAGTCATCCACAAAACAATGCACGCCTACGGCCTTGTTACGGCTGCTCAGCGCGTAATTAAATCCGATCAAATCAGTTGGGATTACACCGTCGTTGTAGATAACCGGCATTTGATAAAAACCATCAGCCTCATCCTCGTCAAATTTATCAAGGTTATAGGTTTCCATCGTCCTTATGCGCTCATTCTCGCGTTCTTCCGGTTGGTCATCATGCCAGCCGATCAAGTCATCAATTTCTTCTGGATCAAAACCCGTCAGCTCCAGATCGAATTCTTCTGATGATAGTTCAGTCATCAGACCGCCGAGTAGCTCCATATCCCACTCACCGCTGATTTTGTTGAGCGCCACATTCAGTGCCTTCTCGTCGTTTTTTCTGATGTCCAGGACAACGGCGCTGATCTCCGTGTAACCCATGTCCTGCATGACCTGCAGACGCTGATGGCCTCCGATTACTGTCATATCCTTGTTGACGATCACCGGGTCACAGTATCCCCAGCGTTCAATGCTGGCTTTGATTTTTTGATACTCGCTATCTTTCGGCGTCAATTTTTTGCGCGGATTGTACTCCGCCGGCCGTAGGACAGAGACATCAAGCAGCTGCGTCTGCAGCTCGGCTGCGCGCGCGTGAAAGCTAGTCATTGCGTTTTCTTTCCTCCGCTGCGTTTGTGTTTAATGCTTTTTAGATACTCCTGATACGGTTCGCAATAAGCACAATCGCGGCATACTGTCGGGCAGTCTTTTGGACAACGCTTGCTGTCATTGCATGGTGATTTAATCATACGAATCACGCTCCTTTTCTTATTTTCTGCCTACATTGATCGCTTAAATATTTGATAATTAATAACTATCAATGCCTAACTCGAAAAACATAAATATTTATTAGTTATTAAATATATAGAGAGAGAAAGAGAAAGAGAAAGAGAAAAAGGTCAGCGGCAAGGCGATAAACCAATCTGACCAGTGTTTGTATTTTGCAACATGTTGTCATATGCTGCCACATTCAGCGAGGGAGGCGCTCGCTAAAAACCATTAAAAAAGCAATCTGATAGATTGCTTATTTTTTTTCTAACTCATTCTCTGAGTATTCCTTTACATCGTTATTATCTAATTCAACCTGATAATAATACGTGTTTTTTACTTTATACATGTCAACAACTATACCTGTTTTCTTAGTGTTTTTAATTATTACTTCCTCTAAGTCTTTAAATTTATTCATCTATCTCACTCCTTTCCTTTTTTCTTTTTAATCCTGTGAGCTGTAATATTTCTAAAATATTGTTCCTCTTTATCTTTACCCCAAACTGTTCTAAACAACTTTTTTTCTGTAACCCCCAATTCCATATCTACTATTGCCTTTGTATATCCTGTTTCTGATCTTTTATACTCAGTCACTTCATTACCCAAAAGACCTTTAAGCATATCTTTTCTTAGCTGTTCCGCATTTTCCATGGTATATCCAACTGCAGCGAATTCTTGATAATGCTTTTGAACTGGATTCAAATAATACTTATATATTTTATCATCATGTATAGTCGCATGAGAAGCTCCTTCAATTTGTTTTTTTATACCTATTTTTGCGCCTCTACCGCCCATCCCGTGCACCTCCATAATAACAAAAAGCGCCCTGGATTACCAGAACGCTTAGACATACCTACTGCATCGTTACGCGCACAGTATATCACAAAAGTCAACCGTACGCGTACGGACTTTTACAAATTTGATCGATGCGATACTGTAAGCCTGTTTTTGACATATTGACCATAGGCGCAGCTGCCTGATAGCTGTATCCATCCTCATACACCAGCCGGATGATCTGCCGATCGTCCTGGCTTAGGCTGCTAAGCCAGGTATCCAGCCCCAGCAGCTGCCGCTCGGCGTACGCCTGATCGATCTCTCGCTCCAATGTTGCCTGCTCAATAGTCATACGCTGCACCGCAGGGTGCTTGGGATCCAAACGGTGGATCCCGCACTCTTTGGCAGCCTGCTCTGGCCAATCCTGATGCCAAGCAATAGCATCCTCGATCTGCTGCAGCCGGCGCTCCAACTGTCGGATCTGGCGGGTGTAGTTGCCGTACACTCGCAGCTTATCCTTGGTCCGTTTGATCCTCTCGTCCACCGCTATCCCTCCTATTGGCTACTCTGTTTGTCGATTGCTCTCATCCGCTGGCTGCATCATAAACGCCAGCAGCTTATCCTCATCACAACAAAGTCCATTCAATTCACAAGATTCGCATTCGCGGTCAAAGTAACAAGAGTTGCTCCTCGCCACCGTGATACAAAGTTCTGCGACATACTTATCCAGATTACGTCGGCTCCCATTGCCAACACCAGCAAACACCAGATTGTGATCATCGATGTATTCATTCGCAAAAATCTTGCGTGGATTATTACCGTAAAACTCCTGCATACACGCCACATTATCGTTGACAGCGTCAAACTCAATGCCTTGTGCCAGACACCAATCAACAGCCTCCTGTAACCGCTCGCCCTCTCGCATCGTGTTGAGGATGATCTGATCGCCCGCAGCCTTGCATTGCTTGGCGTACTCAACAACCGGGTATATCGGCCGGATAATCTCCGGCCACTTGGTCACCGCCAGGGTGCCATCAAAGTCAAATGATACTATCTTACTCATCGCCTATCTCCTATCTACGGCTCGCAGCTTGCGCCTGAGTCGTGCCAGGTGGCGCTGCAGGTCTCTTTTGCGCATCGGCGACATCGTGTTGGCTATTTGTTGTTTGGTGGCCAGGATGGCCGCTTGGAGCTCAGCGACGGTCATTGTCCACCCTCCGATTCCAGGCTTCCGTGGCCTCTTCTTTTGATGGGT